AGGTGCAATTATGAGAACGGAATCTCCTTTTGATTTGTTAGAGAGAGTTAAAAAAATTGCTACAGAGTGGGTTAGAAGTGGACACAGAAAAGGTTCAAACTCACACAATGTATCAGCAACTATTTCATTAAGAGAAAACGAATGGGATTCAGCTGGTGAATGGATGTGGGAAAATAGAAAATATTATAATGGTCTTTCTGTTTTACCATATAATGGAGGAACATATACACAAGCTCCTTTTGAGGATATTACAAAAGAAAAATATAATGAAATGATGAAATCATTAACTAATGTAGATTTAACTAAAGTTGTTGAGTTAGATGATAATACAGATTTATCTGGTGAACTAGCTTGTTCAGGTGGCCAATGTGAAATTGACGTTGATTTAAAATCTTTAGAAAAAAACGAAAAAGAAACAGAACTAAGTGAAACACAAATTTAGTAAAGAAATATTATACCACTTTAATTGTGGTAAGTGTAATAAATGGTGGTCAATTGCTGACTACCATTTGTTTTCTAATGACATATTAAAAAATAAAATAACTTGTCCTAGTTGTGGGCATAAAGAAGAAGTAAAAGAAGTGAAAAATGAAAAGGAATGACGATTGGATTAGTGAGTTACACTATAAGGAATTTTTAAAACCTAAATTACAACCTAAAGATTTTTATTGGGAAGGAGGTGTTATGGTAATGACAGAAGAGTATCATAAAAGAAGAGGAAGTTGTTGTGGTAGTGGTTGTAGACACTGTCCTTTTTGGCCACCACACCTTAAGTTAAATAAAGAACTTAGATGTGATATTTATAATAATAATGGACAAACTAATTAAAAAAATATTAAGAGAGGAGTCATACTGGCAACCCCAGGATGATAGAAAATGGGAATTATTAGATAAAGACGTTAAATATATAGTTGAAAGACTTATTGAACGTCATAAGTCCAACTGGGGTAATGACGAGTACGCTGTTATATCAGCAATAGAAGAAATCCTAGAAGGAATGTTTCAAAGAGTTAATAGATAATTTAAACTATAGTATTTATTTAATATGACAATAGCTAGAGAAAGATATGGTATAGCTTTTCCCTTCCAAGATAGTGATAGTGGTTTTTTTTTAAAAACAACAACTACAGTAGCGGAAGAAACTAAAGCTGATTTGATACACCTTATATTAACAAGAAAGGGGTCTAGGTACTTTTTACCAGATTTTGGTACAAGATTATACGAGTACATTTTTGAACCACTAGACACCACAACATTTCAAGCTATAGACTCAGAACTTAGAGACGTAATTCAAAAATACATACCAAATATAATTGTTAATGAAATAAAATTACAAAATTTGGAAGACGTTAGAGAAGAAGAAAGAAAAAATAATTCATCCAACCACCCATCATTAGTTTCTAATGATAGTACCTTGGACACCGACTTAGATGATAGAATATATAGAATAGCTGGTGATGGTACTGAAGAATATACTACTAAAATTTTTATAGATTATAGTATAAAAGATGATGTGTTTGGTACAAGAGATTTTATAATTATAAATTTATAACATGGCAGAGAAAAAAATAGCTTACACAGAAAGAGATTTTCTAGGTTTAAGAAATGAACTACTTAGACTAACAAATATATATTATCCAGATTTAATAAAAAATTCTAATGACGCTTCTATATTTTCAGTATTTTTAGATTTAAATGCTGCTGTAGCTGACAATTTACATTTTAGTATTGATAGGTCGTTACAAGAAACTGTTTTAGATTATGCACAGGAAAGAAGTTCTATTTTTAATATAGCTAGAACTTATGGGCTTAAAATACCAGGAAATAGACCATCTATAACATTATGTGATTTTTCTATTGTGGTCCCAGCAAGAGGGGATAAAGAAGATAGTAGATATTTAGGTTTTTTAAGAAGAGGAGCTCAAGTAAGAGGTGGTGGTCAAGTATTTGAATTGGTAAATGATTGTGACTTTTCATCACAATACAATGTAGAAGGGGCTGTAAATAGAACCAAAGTACCAAACTATAATAGTAATGGTATAATTCAAAACTACACAATTACTAAAAGAGAGGTGGTTGTAAATGGTGTAACTAAAGTGTTTAAAAAAGAAATTACCGATATAGATAGTAAACCATTTTTAAAATTATTTTTACCAGAAAGAAATGTACTTGGTGTGACTTCTGTAATACAAAAAGAAGGTTTAGGTTATACAAATTTACCTTCAGCTTTAGAATTTATAACAGCTAGAGAAAATAAATGGTATGAAATGCAAGCATTGGCAGAATCTGAAGTTTTTGAAATAGATGAATCGACTCCAGCTGATGACCCTGGTTTAAAAATTGGTAAATATATAAGAACTGATAATAAATTCATAACGGAATTTACTCCCGAAGGTTTCTTTTTTTTAACTTTTGGTAGTGGAAATAACAATTCACAAAAATTATTAGATGAGTTTTCAAAATATGGGATTAATATAAATTTAAATAAATTTATAAATAATATTTCTTTAGGTACAATACCAAAACCAAATAGTACACTATTCATACAGTATAGGGTTGGTGGTGGAAAAGCCTCTAATTTAGGAGCTGGAGCGATAAATTCGTTAGGTCTTATAGATTTTGTAGTTTCAGGACCAGTATCCCTAATTAACAATAACGTATCTAATAGTCTACAAGTTACAAACGTAACATCAGCTTTAGGTGGTGACGACCAAATGTCTACCGAAGAAGTTAGAAATTATGTTACCTTTAACTTTGCAGCACAAAATAGAGCGGTCACTATAAATGATTATATAGCTAGAGTAAGAACAATGCCGGCTCACTTTGGTGCGGCAGCAAAAGTTGGTGTTACAGAAATAGAGAATAAAGTAAAACTTAGTCTATTATCCTACTCACCTAATGGAGCTTTAACATCTAATGTTAGTTCTACTTTAAAAAATAACGTATCTGAGTATTTGTCTAACTATAGGATGTTAAATGATTATATAGAAGTATCTTCTGGTAAAGTAATCGATTTAAGTTTAGATATAGATGTAGTAATAACCACCGATGTAAATCAAGGACAAGTTGTTTCTAATGTTATAGAATCTGTAAAAAACTTTTTTGATATAGATTCTCATGAATTAGGGGAAACTATTAGTCTTAGTAATCTTTACGCTAGAGTGTCGGAACAACCAGGTGTGTTAAATGTTATAGATATCAGAGTATACAACGAAGTAGGTGGGACGTACTCCAATTCAATCACGTCACAACCACTAGTTTCAGGTTCCACAATTAGTTCTACATACCAAATAGGGGTGGTAGACCAAACACTATTCTTCCAACCAGATGAAATGCCACAGGTAAGATATCCAGATATTGATATTCGTGTACGTGTTAAACAAATCAACAGGCCAAACTTTTCATAATTATTTACATAATTTAATCCTAAACCTATTCTTAGTTTTGCAATAACAACTATTTATGATATAAACCCACGCAATGCTAAAAAGTTTAAGAGTTAGAACCGAAATCGGTGTAGATAAAGAAATCACTTTAGATTTAAATCAAGATTTTGATTTATTAGAAATATTAAGTCTAAGGTTACATCAAACAGATGTTTACCCAAAGGACTGCTCTAATTTTGGTGTTGTATGTGGTAGAGTTCTAGTTAACGGTGGTTTCGGACTACCAAACGCTAAAGTATCTGTATTCGTACCTTTAGATAGTGAGGATGAAGAAAATCCAGTAATAAGTGCCTTATATCCTTATAAAACACAAAACTATAGAAATGAAGAAGGTTATAGGTATAATTTATTATCCAGTGTACCAAACTATAACGGACACCAATCTACAGGTAGTTTTCCATCCCTAGATAACGCATTACTTAACCAAGAAGTTTCTTATGTGTATGACAAATATTACAAATACACAGCCAAAACAAATGATAGTGGTGACTTTATGATTTATGGTGTACCTTTAGGTGAACACACTTTAGTTATGAATGTCGACCTATCTGACATAGGATGTTTTTCAATGGTACCTGAAGATTTTAAATTACAAGGAGAACCAGAAGCTTCTTTTAATGGAGCAGAATTTAAAACAGACCCAAATCTAGACGCTTTACCACAAATAGTTATGTTATCAAAATCTATAGATGTAAAACCTTTGTGGGGTGATGCAGATTCTGGATGTGGAGCTACAATAACTAGAGCCGATTTTGATTTAAGAGAATCTGGAAGTGTAGAAATAAAACCTACAGCTGTTTTTATGGGTTCACTAGTTACTGATACAGAAAGGTCTTCAGTTAATAAAAACTGTAAACCTAAAAGAGATATGGGTGAACTTTGTAATTTAGCTCCCGCACAAGGAAGTTTAGAATCTATAAGGTGGACACCATTTTTTAAAGAAGATGTTAGACCTACTGGTTATACAAATAATCCAGGACAAACAGAATTGGTGCCTGTTTTAGAAAGATTTGACATTAATGGTGGGTATACAATTGATGAAAATGGAGCCTTTCTAGTTAACGTACCAATGAATTTAGATTATGTGATAACAAACGAATTTGGTGAACAAGAAATATCTAAAAAACCAGGAATAGGAATACCAACAAAAGGGAAATATAGATTTAGGATTAAACCATTAGAAACAACTGGTACAGCAAGACAAAGAAAAAGAGGAGCTTTTTTAGTTCCACAAATTAAAGAACACTCAAAAGAAGGTGTCGATTTTACTAGCACATTCCCATATAATATTTTAGGTGTAAACCCACCACAAACTACAATTGTAGACCAAAGAAGTTATGCTTTTTCTGTAAATTATTATGATTACGCGGAAGCATCTGTTGATAGTGGTGATATCCTATCATGTAATGATGTTTTTTATGAATTTGAATATTCTAAAGTATATACCCTAACATCATTTCATAACCATTGGAAACATAGAGCTAAAGATGCTTTTATAGGGGTAAAAGAAATAGCACCAAGACAAGAAGATAGTTGTGCTGGACAAGCAGCACCATTCCCAATGAACTCAGCTAACAAAAATGTTAATTTTGCAATTGTAATCAATCAATTTATAACAAGATTTTTACAAGGAATATACACCATGCTATATTTTATTATGGTTTTAGTGTGTACCATAGTTGCTATAATTATGATTATAATAGATTTAATTTACCGTGTGGTTATGGGTATTATATGTGTTCTTTGTAATGTAATTTATTTTTGGAGTAAAAGGAAAAGAAAGAGACATTGTACTTGTAACACATGTCCTTGTGAACAAGCAGCCAACGGTTTAAGTGTTTCTTGTAGTGATATTTTTGGTTGTTTATTTTTAAGATTAACAAAATATCCAGAGTGTGATAAATGTGGTTGTTACACTACCGCTGTAAATGGTAGTGCAAACCAAGATTGTTGTGGTGGTTTAGTGGGTTGCGACGATGAAGGGGATGACGATAATGACTACTTAGAGTGTAATACACCAACAAATGACGATAAAGCTTTAGACCAAGGTTGTTATAGTATTGATTGGGATAATATTTTAAGTGCTATAGGAAGTATTTTTAATTCAGAACCTACAAAGGTAGCTATGATTATAGATTGGAGAAAAAGAGAAAATTTATTTAGGTCTATGTGTGACGGACTAATGAATTATTTTTGGTCAAATAACTATGTTGGTGGGGTATTATACGCATTTCAATTTAGAGCTAAAATTAGACCTAGTAAAGTTGAGGGTAAGTATAGGTCACAACATTGTGACGAAATAGTATATTTCCATACAAGGGACCAACAATATTATTATAGATGTACACCTTATAGTTATGATTTTGCCACAGGAACTGGTGTGTTTCGTGGTAGTCCTTTCTTTGACGCTAGTATACCACCATTAGTTGGGTTTTTAATAGGTGGACCAATAGGGTATATGGCTACTTTAGGTCAGGAAAAGGCTGCTGGAGCAAATAATAGAAATCTACATTGGCCAACTACAATAATGGATTTAGGTCCAGTAAAAACTAATATAGGTGAAATATGTACTAATAGTGGAGGTGCTAGTGAAGGTTGTTCTGTCGCACCTAATATTGGAAGTACTACATTTAATGGAGCGGGTGATTTTTTATTTGACGCTATAAATGAAATAGTTAACTACAATAATAGTGCTTTTGATTTAATAAACTTAAGAACACCATTTAGAAGAAATGAAACTTGGTCACAACCAGGTAGAAGAAGAGAACTTAATGGTGGTATGGCTTCTATACTATCACAATTTAATGAGGTAGGTGTGGTAGAATATGAAGCACCAGATACCGCTGAAATAAATTATTTTGCTGTGTTATGTAACCCGCCAGATTGTGACCCAGCTACAAGATATACAGCGGATAACATGGGTTGGGATTATCCACCATCTGGTGGAAACACATGGGCTAATGGTTCTACCATGTGGGACAGTAGTTGGCCTTCTACAGCACAAATAAGTCCAAGTAATCCAACTTGGCAACTTGGATGGCAATTTGAAGGAGAAGCCGCTTGGATAAATAGGTCGGTAAGTGTACCAGGTGCTGGAGGTTCTTCAGACGATAGTGTTGAAATGACAGTACAATTAAGTAGTGGTGATACTATAAATCCTTCAGCCGAACACATTAGAGAATGTATAGTTGAAGTTAATAACAACACCTCTCAAATAGTACCATTCTTTCCTTGGGATAAAAATGGTGGTGGGTATGGTAGTACCCAATGGTATGATGGGGATTGGGCAACAAACGAAAGTGATATAGCTTTTGGTAACATACAAGATATATTTACTTGGCAAACAAATAACGGGACACCTTTACCTACAACACCTATAACAGCAAATCAACCACAATCTAGAGTATCTTTAGGTATGGGTTATCATTATTATTTTGGTTTAATACCTGGAGCAACTTCTTATGATACATTTGTTAAGAAGTATGTACCATTAGAAAAAGAAAGCACAGATGATTACGTAGTAATATAATGAGATATCCAGAAAGTTTACATATAGTTAGAGGTTCCCAAAAATATATAGGTGCTCAAGATAAGAATTTAAGAATTCCATATTCTTTAGAGTCCACTACTAGAACTTTAATTGAAGGGGAAAGAAATTTAGTATTAAATTTAGCAGACCAATATATTAGAGAACGAGAAGAAAGTTATATTTACAGATTATATGGTAAAATAAATGTTTTATATGATAATGTTATTTCTGGTTGTAGTTATGACCCATTATTTGTTTCTAACCATCTTTACTATGACCCTATAATACCTTCCGCATCTACAGCTGCGTGTGGGTATCCAGCAAGTAGCTTTTTTGACTTTATAACATATACAGCATTAACTTCAGCACATAACTACCAAGAAATAAAAGCAAAAAAGGATAATTGGGTAATATATGAATCTTACATACATGATAGTGTGTCCGACTACCCAATGGAATATACCATTTCATCAAAAGATGATAGTGGTGTTGTTAGTTATTCTGGAATAACATTTCAAGCTGGTGACGGTATACCATTTTTTGTTGAAAATGTTAAGATACAAGGTAAAAGTGGTGTAAAGTTTACTTGTCCAGTAAATCATGGACTAAATGAGGGTGAATACATCGTTTTACAGACAACAGGTACTATCGCTACAATGGGTGGGGTTAATTTGGTCACTATGTTAAATGGTAAAACTACATTACCTATTTTTTCATTAGGTGATGAAACCTTAGGTAGTGAACAAAAAGTGTTTACTGTTCTACTACAAGATTCTACTATAACTGTTACTAATAGTGACTTTGGTGTATTTAAAAGATTAATAGACCCAAGTAATGTAAGTGAAACACTATCAGATTATTATGTTCATTCACATAAAATTTTAACAAAACCAACAGACGATGTTTTAGATAGGACTGGTTTTGAGTTTGGTATTTTTTCTAAAAGAGAAAAAAATTTTAGGGATGAAGATGCACCAACTCTAGGTATAGAACATATAGTTACTAAAAGTGATTATAAATCATATTTGTGGAATTTTAATAATGATTTAGATGTTAGTGATTATTCTGATAACTTAGGAAGACCTATTCTAGATTTATATTTAAGTGTTTTTGCTGTTAATGAAACTAGAATTTGGAAAACTAAAAATGGTAGTCCTGTAGGTATCGGTTGGGATTGGAACTTTAAACCAACAGGAATTGTAGACCCATATCCAAATAATAACATAGAACCAAATCTTACAACACCTTGGAACTTACCACAGAGTGGTGATACCTTTACGGGTGCTTTTGTAGAGTACAATAAATGGGACATAGGTGAAAGAATAGTGTCTGAAGTTTATCATAAATTAACATATAACGATATTTTAACTGACGGATTTTCTTTTTACGATTCAGGTCTAGACGGTAATAGTTTTAATGAAATACAAGGAGGGTACTACTACCAACCACACCATAGAATACCTATTAGAAAATTATCAGAAGCACCTTCGGTACATGATAATTTTGAATTTGTTTCACAATACGCAACCTACTCAAATTACGAAAATCAATTTAGATGGAGAGAAATGTTACCTATAGGTTTTTACGAATCTGAAACTAATGGGGTAAATTATCCTTTTGTAAATGGGGCACATTATCCATACACAAATGTAATTTTTAAGATAAAACCAATAATTATCGATAAAGATTACCTAACACCACCTTATATAAGTTTACCGGCAGATGACTGTGAATAGAATGAGAATATTAAGAAGTGAAACTGATAAAAAAGTTTCATTCCCTATAGCTAATGATTTTGATGAATCTTTAGGTAGAGAACAATTAGTT